GTCTTCTTCAGCAAGTTTCTTAAAGAAGTCCAAACCATCGTCATCTTCCTCAGAGATATTATCGCTGAAAGGAGTTGCCTTATGGCTCTTAGGCTCTTCAAACTTCATGCTTTCTGCACTGGCAGACATCTGAGGACGTTCTTCAAAAGCGTTGTTGTTCCAACCAAGAACCTTATGTAGACGAGCCTTTAGTTCGTCATAGGACTTAAAGTTAGAGGGCTGGAGGAAAGCCTGTAAAGAATGTTCCTTGTGCCATAGTGCCTCAAGATCATCGTCATCACCAGAGATAGGTGCACGATTATCAAATTCAGACTTGTCGTAATTACGATAGCCTTCAACCTGACGAATCTTAAGCTTGAAGTTAGCGCCTTCCCACATATCAAATGGATTGATTGGTTCTTCATCCTGGAACTGAGGGCTCATTAGATCATTAAGTTTATCAAAGATCTTCTTCCCATATTGATATAGAAAGACCTTACCTTCGTTTTCTGGATGAGCTGGGTCCTTAACCACAAGGATGTTGCTGATGTAATGAAGACGACGCTTCTGTTTACGAACAATTTCTTTGTTCTCATCAACACCAGTATTCCAAAGTTGAGTGTTATACTCTGAAATTGGATCCTTTTGACCTAGGGTCGTCAAAGATTTTTCGATGTACCATCCGCCTGGACCTTGGAACCCATGATCCCAGATACGAACAAAGGGAGTATCTTCACCCTTAGGGGCAGGAAGGAATCGAATAACAGCATAACCATTGCCAGCCTTGTCGACATCAGGTTTCCAGAACCGATTGTCTTCCTTGGATTCAAAGTTGCCCTGCTTGTTTAGGTCATTGGCAAGCTTTTCAAACTGAGACTGACGATTGTTTTTGAGTTGTGCAAAAGAAGTAGTCATATGTATTTCTCCGTATTAACAATATATTTTACAGTGTGTCCACATAAACATAATATAGACCTATTTATTCTACCACATAAAGAATAATAGTTACACAAATCTTTGCTTCAAGATTTGCTTACATCGGTCCCTATCATACTTAATGAATGGCTTATACTTCATACATTTTTTATAAGCACCAGGCCAGATTACTGGGTCTGTGATGTGCTTGTTCCAATGACCAAAGAAGTTTAAAACATCATTACATATGATAAGAGTCTCGATACAGATCTCCTTACGCATAAAGAGTTTGAGTAAGTAGGGATACTCATTGTCTTTAATGATAAGGTTCTCATTCAAATCATCGTTTAGTTTAGCGATGTCTGATTCAAATATGTAAGAGATAGATTGTTGACGCTTAAGCCATTCAGTAAAGATCTGATCTGACTCAGATGTCAACATATCTCTTACCCAGATATTTTCATTCTCAAGCATATTAGAAAGAATAAATCCTTCAAGATCTTTCTTCTTTGAAAGCTTATGGAACATATACTTGTCCTTACGCATTTCAAAAGAAGAGATCTTTGCAGTTATCTTTCCACCATACTTAAAATAATCATATCCATCTTTATTGAAGTGTTGCTTCAATGCAAGGTATTTTTGAAAAGCAGTAAAAGCATCCATTAGATAGGCAACTTTGCACTTCGTGGAAGATAGTTCATTTCTTCCGCTTCATTTTGAATTTTAGCCTTGATCTTACTTGAGCTTTTAATTAATGATGCTGCGGTTTCAATTTCAATACCGTTTTTTTCACAATAGAAGATGACTGCATCAATATAATCAATCTTTGATTTCTTTACTAGATCATCTATCTCTTTAATGAATTCGTGAATAGGTTTAACTGAATTTACTTTTAGTGTATTCATAGTTTGTAAAATATATGTTTCCCAATGATTACTGTACGTTTAGTACGTTTAGCCCAGGTTGGTCGAATATCTCGCCTATGAAAATTTGTTGCACCTTTAGTTACGTCATGCATTACTTCATAATTCATTAAAACATCTTTAGCAATTGAACGACATTTCTTATAAGTATAAAGATCGGTTATTCTTACTTTAGAACAAGTCCAAGAAAACTGACAATTTCTACCACTTCTTTGATGAACAATTCTGCAAATTGTATTTGGATATTCGTCTTCTTTTAGTCTGTTTAGTGTAACAAGTGCAACAGCTTTTTTACCTATATCCTTTTCATTTCTCGCTTCAAAATAAATGTTATCAGTTAAGCACTTTACATCTTTTTCGTTTAAGACTTGAGTATATGGTTTATAACCTACTATTGCTTTTGGTTGAAGTATATCAACCTTTTCTATGGTTGGTTGAGGTGGAGTGCATATCATAATCATGCACATGAATATTTCTATGAACATTTATGTTCTCCTTATTTAAGGGAGAGGACAAGATTTGTCCTGTTAAAAGAATCACTTAAACATAATAAACGCTTGCAGGTTTAAATGGTGCTGGCGGAGAGAATCGAACTCCCGACCTGAGGTTTACAAAACCCCTG